GTTTCAAGATCGGGATGATCCTTTCCGTGGGTCGCAACCAGAGAAGCAATTATATTCGCCGCATTCGCTTGTCCCTGTTGACCACTTATATACTGTTGAAGATAACTACCACTCGTTGTATCTAGAAAAGCCATAGCTAGAGCGGTGGCAACCTTCGGATTGAAATTAGGATCATAAAGGTCTGGGGTTGGTTCTTTCGCGCCTTTCTCTAGACTCGCCCGCAGGCGGGCTAATTCTTTTTGCCCCGCGAGTTCCCGTCCTTGTGAGGCGATTGATTCCTGAATTGCGCGTTCCCTGGCGGCGGCTGCTTCCTTGGCCTGTTCTTGTTCAAACCCGAATTGTCGTTCGGCCATGCTCAAGCCCGCCTCGCCCCGCATCTTGGTTAGAAGCCATTCCTTCTCGCGTTGCGCCTTTTCTTCTTCCTCGCGCTTGCGCCGCAATTGCTGTTCCTGGCCTTGCAAGAAGGCACTCACACCGCTTTCTATACCCCTACCCAATGCGTCCCAGACGTTGGCCATATTTTCTCCTTATGCCACCGCAGCCGCAGGCGTTAACACTTTGCCCAGCACGCCACCCGTAGCGGTCATCGCGCCGCCTAACAGGTTGGACCAGAAGCTGGCAATCCTGTCTTTCTTCGCTTCCTCTTGTAACACCTGTAGTTTCGTCGCGTCCAACTGGTAGTTGTTCTGGATTTCCGCCAGCTTCACTTGCCGGTCCGCGTCGGACATATCCAGGGTGGCGTTGATCTGATTGATTGCCGCCTGCAAGTCTCCTTGCTTCATGTTGAGTTGAACAGCGAGTTGTTCCCGTTGCTGGGCAAGGCCGGCATTGTATTGAGACTGCTGTTGTAGCATGTTCTGGAGGTTCGCCTGGCCCGTCTGCACGGCCCCGATTGCCGGCATGACCTGGGCTGCGCTCTGTTGCTCGATCCCCCCGGCGAGGGAAGCCATCGAGGAACCTACGCCCTTCTGAATGTCGGTGAGACTGCGCTGGAGCACCCCGCTCTGCCCCAGGCCGCGGGCGTAGGCGCTTCCGGTGGCTTGCTGGCCCGCCTGCTCGGCCTGCTGATAGACCGGCTGCATGGCCCCCTGGAGCATGGCCTGCTTCTGTTCGGGCGAATACCCGCCATACTTGATGATGTCGGCGAGTTTGGCAATCGCCCCGGATTCCGCCCCGGAGTACGCCGTCTGTTCTGTGGGCGACCAGGCAGACTGAATCAGCTTCGGATCATAGGCTTGCCAGTTCAGGGTTTGCTTTTGGGTCGTCGGGGTATACGTAGGCCACTTCCAGGCCGGAACTTGGGTTATTGCCATGAGATTCTCCTATACCTTTGTCTTTTTCACGCCGGCCAGTATCCCGTTGCGAAAGTACAACAGTAATTGTCCATCAGCGGCGTAGAACGTCCAATACTCTTCCTCGCCGCCTTCCTCGCGTGCAAACATAAGCAGTTCATCGGGTAGGCGAATCATGCGATCCACGGTGGCCCGCTCCATTCCGAGTCGCAGTCGACTCACGGGTGGAACCCCGAGGCTGGCGCAAGAGGACAGGAGTACTACCATCGCCAGGGCCAGGAAAACGGCGTGCGCATTCATCACCAAAGCAGATCTCCTATGCCACATACCAGATTATTACCCAGCCGCGGTTATAAGAAGTGGAATTATAGTCAGGCTCGTCGTATCCAATTGTGGCCGTGCGGGCTAGAGTGATAACTGTCGAGTAGATTCGTATCTGGCCCATAACCTGAGCTCCGGTCGAATCTTTAAGATCTGTATATAAAGCATTGTCATCACGTCTGATCATCGCCGTAACTTCGCGGATTTTAGTTAAATCAAGACCGTGGGTAACATCTACCTGGGGCGTTGCGTCCATGTTCCAGTCGCCGATTTCAATCATTTTGCATTTCAGCGCCACGGCCGCCGTTCCCTGATCCCGCACGGCATCGGTGCTATCGATCTCCCCGACGATCTGAGAAGAAAAGGTTTTGACACCCGCCACCGTCTGATCCCCGGTCAACTTCACCACGGCGTTGTCGTTCGCCTTGAGCGCGTCTTGAGTATCCGCGTAGGTCTTCACCGCCTTCTGGCTCGGGATTTTCACATCCGAGTTAGCGGTCAGCGCCCCGTCCGTGTCCAGGTCCGCGCTGTCTACTTTGTCGGCGTTGAGGTTGGTAATGAGCGTGGTGTCTTTCGCAAAGCCGGCCATTTCCGTGGTGCCGACAACTTTCAGTTTCCCTTTGACTTCCAAATCGCCTAGTGCCATGTTTAGCTCCCCTTGGGTTACGACCCTATGATTAGCTTTCCCGTGGAATCAATCTCGAACAACACCGTGTTGGATGAGTTTTTCACCTGTAGTTTCGAGCCCCCGATGGTGGGGACGTTCACGATCAAATCCTCCGCCACGACCTTGCTGCTGATCTTCGGTGTGACGAACAGACTGGTGGCGGTCATTTTCTGGATCGCCAGACTCGCCCCGGTCTTGATATTCGCCCCGTCCAGCGACCCGTTTAGTGCGGTTGTGATGTTTCCGAAGTTGGCCGTCACCTTCGTGCCGAGGGCCGTGTTGCCGTCGGCGAATTGGTATGTGTACGTGATGTTAGACACCGACGGTCACCCCCGTTTCGCCGAAAATCAGATACCGGGTCGCTATAGGATCGCTTTCTAGCCGGATGTCGATCTCCTGTCCCTGCGGGATCACAATCTCGATATTCCCCGCCGGCTCAATCAAGTTCCCCGCGATTTCCTCCGAACAGTCCAAGACATTCACCGTCGGACACATCGAGGCTGCAAAGTTGCCCTCGTCCAGCTCCCCGTTGATCATGTTCCGGGCCTGAAGGAAATTGCTCATCAGCGGGTTGGCGTCGTACCAATCGCTGTCCGCGATGGTGTGATTGAACGTCAGCGTGCTCAAAAAAAGGTCACCTCGCCCGAAGACTTGATTTCCACGCGCACCTGCCCCTGAGAATCCTTGATCCTGAGCGAGTGCGAGCCGTCGGCGCTCGGCAGTTTGATAACCAAGGTACTTGTCGGGTCAATCTCCTTGGTCTTGATTTCCGTGGCATTTACCCACCACACGGTCAACTGCGCCAGCTCCGAGACATTCGCTTCCTCCAGGTTGCCGTTCACCTGCGCCTTGATCGCATCGAAATCACCGTTGAACATGGCGGCGGTTGCGATGATCGGATTCGTGATGGTATAGGGGAGACTCACAAGACCCATTTCAGAACCTCTTGTATTTGTATGCCAGCGAGAACCCATACAGCCCAACGTGGTCGTAGTTACCCGAATGGCGAAGCCAGTACGACAAAGCGTATCCATCCAGCCCCTGGGGTAGCGGGATTTCCGTCACCTTGCGGGCATTCTCTAGCGATGTCATGATCGTAGTACCGAGAACGGCGGAGCCATAGGTGGTGCCCGCCGCGCCTAAATCCAGGGCAAAGGGCAGCGTGTATTCGTCATTCAAGTTCTTGATGATGTCCAAGTCCATCGACCCGATGCCCGTGGGGGTATCCACCTTCAGGCGGTCATAGATTTTTACCAGCGTCGGCTGCTCGAAAACGAAATACTTGGAATGAAACTCATAGGGGATATTTACCGTGTCATCTTGTTTCCCGATGTCCATCTGCCGCAGGTACCCGGTAGCGGCGTCGAGCATGTAGATGGTGTTGGCATCGTTAGGCCCGGTGTAGGGCACGTAGGCGGCGATGTTCCGGCCGTCCATGATCCACCAGGCGATTTTCCCGGTCTTGAAACCGGCCAAGTCCAGCCACAGTTCCTTGTCGTTGTAGGTGGTCATGTTCAAAGAAGCAAAGGCCAGTCGATAGTTTCCGGCATAGTAACAGCCGGCGGCAAGTTTGCGAAGCGTTAGGGGAATAGCCTCTAGCCAGGGAGAAATCTTGTCTCCGATGGCAATCGGATCGTTCTGCCCGTCAAAAAAGTAGATGTTGTCGCCGGCCAGAAAGATATGCCCGAAACCGATCTCCACGGCGGACAGCGGCGCCACGCAACCCACCGCGTCTTCCTCCCGGTGCTGGAACCAGTTATCCAGGTTGTCGCCCTGCATGATCCAGATGGAATCGTTCTTGTAGATCACCAGATCATCGCCCCGGGGCAGGAGCTGGGTGATCGGGTCGCCGTCCTTGAACCCGACGTTGAACGCTTCCCCAGTCGTGGCCGCCCATGCGGCTTCATCGTCGTAGTCGCTACATTCCATGTAGCCCTCGGGCATGTCTCCCCCGGCAGCCCAGAGGCGGTCCTTATGCTGAGTGATGTATTGCGGCTTGTAGGTGAGCCCTGCGATATCCGCCTTCGACCAGCCACCACTGTAACTAATCACCTGGATTTTCGTGTTGCCCGTGGCGGCGAACAGTTTTTCCTTCCACGCGGCGAAATACACTTTCTTTCCCGTGGCAATCGCCGAGCCCCCGGTGATCTCTTGCCAAACGCTTGACCCGTCCAGGTATCCAATCTTGACGTTGGCCCCGTCGTCCATGGCGGCTATCGTGGTAATCGTGGGCGAGGAAGGCCGGTAGAACCGAATCCCATTGACAAACTTATTGCCCCAGGGAGTATTGTTGACTTTTAATGTCCCGGCTCTTCGCTTGAGATATTTGTCCCAGTAGCAATTCCGGGTCCCGTCATAGGTAGCGGCGCGCGCAAGGCACTCGTTATCCGCAAGCAAATGCCCGGGGTCGGCTATGTTGATTCCGAGTGAGAAGTCGTACTGATTGAGGATCTTGCCCCGTAGAAGTCCCATTATATCCCCATGTCGTGATTGTGCCGGCTCACTTCCAGCCGTTCCCCGAGGTCAATCTGTGGCCAGGGGTTCTTTTTCATGTTGTCGATCAACGCATCGCTCAGGCCCTTGACCCACTCGGCGTAAAACACATTCAGCCGGTCATCTTCCGCTTCCACGCAGGCGTAATAGCAGGCGCGATAGACCAGGAGCATGTGATGTTCTTGCGGGATGATCGGAGTATCGCTTGCCAGGCTCATGGCCCCGCCTAGCGAATAGTAAATGACCGTCAGCGTTCCCACTTCCGTGGGGATCGGTTCTAGCCCGATCTTGTCCAGCTCCACATAATAGGCAGAGGGAGTGCCATTTTCGTCGCCGCTTGAATGGATCGTGTCTTCGATATCAATCGGCCCTCCGAGCTTATTCCCGGCATAGTAAAGGGTACGAATGAGTTTCGAGTCCGAGGGGGCGGAATATTCGCGCTTGGCAATTTCCGTGCTGATGGCCGTGGACTTCTTGACGCCGTATTCGGTGCGGTTGCAGTATTCCCGCTCCGCGTCGTTCAGCCACTTCTTGACGAAATCCAAACTAAATTTGGATCGTGTCTCATCACGCATTAAGCGAAAAACCATATCGTATAAATCCGAGAACTGCACTTTATGCGGCCCTCCTATTGCTCTTTTTCATATTTTCTTCGGCCCACATCGGTTGTAGATTGCATAGTGCCCAACACTGTTTGAACTCCGAATCTTCTGGGTTTCTGAATTGCCACCACGAAATCGGGATTTTGTGATCGATGTGCCATGTTCCATAATTATCCCATGTCATCCCTTGCACAAATTGTGCCTCAAGATGGGCACGGAGATCGGCGAGGGTGTAACCGACTAGGGATTCCCAAAGATAGCCGTTTTTCGCTCGCCGAATAGATTTGTAAATCGAATTGGAGAACTTTGTGCTCAATCGGATTTGCAAATCTTCTCGGCGTTTCTGTTGATATATATTTTGTTTGGCTTTCCGGTCGGGATCGGTTGCCCTCCATCGCCTTAAATTCGCGGCCATCCGTTCCTTGTTTTTGAGACGATACTCCTGCCGCCATGCCCGCCGCCGGGGTGATTGATTATAACGACGAAAATTTTCTCTGCGCCGTTCGGGATTATTCCTATTCCAATCTAAGCCCTTTGAATATTGCCATTCGCGAATGATTCTAATACATGCCTTGCAATATGAGGCCTTTCCATAATACGTTTTACCGTTTACATGTTGATGGGTATTATAAAATTCGCCAAACTCCTTTAGCTCGCCACACCGAGTACAGTGTTTAGAGGAAGAAGGCGGGAGTTTCCCCCCGCCTATTTGTCTAACTTTCATCAGGCAAAAGTGGCCACCTCGCTCATCCACCCCTGAAGCCGGCGGCTGTCACACCAAAGCGTACCGTACCAGCGGATATGCGCTACGCGCACGTCCGAGTTCACCGCCATGTCGAAAGGAATGAACTTGAAGTTCATGTCCGGGAAAATGGCGAAACCCAAGTGCCGGGAGTTCAGGAAATACAGATCCCCAGCAGCCACGTGGCTGTCCGTGTAGGCCATGGCCTGCCGGTATTTGAAGTTTTCAAATCCCAGGTCCGCCATCTTGCCATCGGTATAGCGCATGTTGGGCGCGATGTATTTGTTGACAATTCCCGACCAGATAGCATCCGTTGTGATCAACAGGTCCGGCTGATCGCTGTCGATTTTGCAGGAGGTATAGTGTTGATCCAGTAGTATCTGAGTCAGTGCCGTGGTCGTGGCATCGGGTCCACCCGCCTGTCCGTTGAGTCCCGAAGAAGATTTCCAGGTCGCCACATCACCGCTTGAAATGCCTCCGAGTGAAGTCGTGCCGGTCTTGCAGATCGCGCCAAGGCCGTATAGCTTGCCGGTGGCAAAGTCAGCGATAATATCCGTGCCGAACAGGTCTTTCAGGGCCAGTTCCGCCTGATTCGTCTTCTCTTTTACGAGATTCAAAACGGCCGGTGTCCCCTTGTTCTTCGCCAGGTCCAAACCTTCCAGGACGATGGCGACATTGTACCGGGCTGCCGGATATTGCGCCTTGGTGACTTCCTCCACCTTGCCGATAGTCAGAGACGCCCCGTCTACGAAGGACTCGGCGTTGGTATTCTTGGCAAACCAGATCGGGCATTCAAAAAATGAGCCGCCCACCCACTTTTTCGCTTTCTTGAAAAGGGTATACGCCAGCGCGTTAGATTTCATCACGTTGTCCACGATTTTTGGGACAACCTGCGTCTGGCAGAAAGAACTTATTTGATCAATCGCAATAGACATTTTTTCTCCTATGTTTTTAGTGAATCCTCGTAAGCGTCAAAAATCTCATCCATGCTTTTGGTCGCATCTACATTCTTCGGCAGCGTTACCGCAGACTGAGTGCTGCCCGTCTCCACGGCGGCCCCGCGCTGGGCCTGAAGCTTCTTGATCGCTTCCGCCTCGGCCTTCTTCTCCATATCGCCGCGATTGCGCCAGCGATAGGCATCATGCGCTAGGCCGTACATCGCGCCCAGGTTTTCAATCTTCCCCGTCTCCTCATCAAGGAACTTCGTGAAATCTTCCTCTTTGAGGTCAGGATGTTGGGCCTTGAGCGCGGCGAAAGCCTCTTGCCGAGAACGGACATCTTGCTCGGCCTTCGATAACTCATCCGTTTTCTGTAGACGCGCCTCCAGCGCATCGAGCCGTTTCTGGATTTCGGGACTCACCGCGGCGGGTTGTTCCGCATTCCGGGCCCCCATGAGTTGCACGAGGGCTTCCTTGGGAATCCTGCCCTGGAGATAGGCCGTCACCAGTCCTTGTAATTCCTGATTCTTTCCGAAATAGTCTTCCCACAATTTCAGTTGATCCAGGCCGTACTGATGCTCTTTCTGCCCCTTCTCGAAATCCTCACGCTCTTTCGCTAGCGCTTGGGCTTTTTGGGTATTCGTGGTCTGCCAATTTTTCATATTGGCATGCGACTCATACCAGGGCTTCACCAATTCGGGAGTGAGTTGCTTGAAAGCTAGCTTCTTTTGCTCCGCGCCCTCGCCCACCAGAAAAAGCAGTTCTTCAACTGTCTTTTCCGCATCGGAACCGGGTTTCTCTTGGTCTTTCGACTGAGGTTCCAGCTCCACGTCCTCTTCGTCGTTCAAAACGTCCGAAGCAGGGTCATACGCCATAAAAACACCTCTCCAACTCGCGCCCACGTAGAAACGTTGGGGCGCTTGACAGGAAGAGGATTGAGTAGTAGGCTGGATTTGCTTTTGAGGGCCTACTACGGCTCTCTTCCGGCCGGTCCTGCCGCGCAAACAGCGGGACCGGCTCTATTTTGAGCTCGACGCCCTTGCGGGTTGGTCGAATCTAAGATTATGCGGGTCCTACGCCCGCTTGAGACACCATCGCCATCAGATCTTGCAGAGAAAGGCCCGAAGTGTTCAGCAAGTCCTGAACTTCAGGCGGGATCGCGCCCGCGGGGACACCTGCAGGGGCACCCGCAGCCGCAGGCATGGGCATCGGGACCGGAAGTCCACCCGGAAGCGCCTGTGGGGCGCCCTGGGGGGCTTGAGGGGGCGCCGCGGGCGAGGGCGGAGGCTTGAAGGCAAGCAATTCCTCCCGTCCCGGGAACTCAACCGAATCTAGAATCAATTTCGCCGCCTTTTTTTGTCTCGGATCATCCGAAAGCGCCATCTCGAAGATGTGATTTTTCAGCAATTCAAAAACCAGATCCGCGCGGCTCTGTTTGTCTCGCGGAAGGGCAGCCCCGGAGTCAATCGAGACTTCAAACTCGCCCGCAAGGTCCGCGGGAACAGTCTTGATCGACCCCGCAATCGTTCCGTTTCCGCCGATGATCGCATGGACCCGCTCCGTATCATAGAACTGCTGCGCGAGGGCGGCCATTTGCAGCGACAACTCCCCCAAGGTCTGTTCCATGAACTGAATAGACTGACCGATTCGGCTGGAACCGGCCTCGTAGAGCCTCTCGATACCCCTCGCGGTGCGGTGCGTGACCCGTCCAGAGCCCTGGAGGATTTCTGAAACGCCCGTTACGTCGAAAATCCGCTGGATGATGTCTCCGGGCCGAACCATAAGGTTCGGCGGAATCTGCGGGGCAACGTCCGCCTGTAGTTGTTCGGGCGGGACGACCTTCAACTGGCCTGCTTTCCCGATGGTCGCCGCCAGTTTCTTGATATTGGCTTCCCCGAGGGCCGGATCTACCTTCCACCCGACGTTCGCGGTGTAGGTGATGATGTCATCAATCTGCTGGTAGGCGTGATTGAGGGCATCCTGTAGGGGGATGACCATTTCAATATCGCCCATCGCGTAGTATTCGTTCCCCACCACATTCATAATCTGCCGGATGAAGGGGAACTTCCCGTGCTTGTAGGGATGGGGTCGGTCCTTGACGATCACCTTGTTATTGATGACCGTGATCACCCGGCCATGCGGATACTTTGCTTGATCGCACTCCGAGGGAGCCAACCAGTATTCCTGTAGGTAGGTGCGCTCGATGGCAAACTTCGTATCCGCGTTCACCACTCCGCTGCGGTCCTCGCTGGTTTCGGTGGCGCTCGTGGGCCGGCGATCCGAGGATCGGCGTTCCTCGAACAAGATTTCCGAGATATCCTTGGAGGTTCCGATTTGATCCGCGTACTTCGGGTATCGTTTCTTGAGCGTGGATACCGGGTAGTATTCGACATGAATGCAGTAGCGCCCTTTCTGAATATCCGTTATCGAAGGATCGGGAATCACCTTGAAAGGCTCGATGGTCTCCGCGAAGATTTCCCCGCGTCCTTCCTCGGCATCCGGGTCCCATCCGGTCTTCCAGTAACCGATGTCGTAGACCATGGCATTCCAGAGGGCATC